TGGTGTTATATAACAGGTATGGAAAACAATGTAATTAATCGCATACATCAGCAGAACGCAGGTGTTTAAAAAATACAATCAGGATCAAAAGGAGAAAATCATTATGAGAACAATTACAGTTACTGAAGGTTTAACCGAACTGAAATTATTAGATGCAAGAATTGATAAGGCAATCGTGAATGCAAATTTCTGTGGTGCAGCTAAAAAATCATCTGATAGAATTGGCGCCGTTTCCAAGGAAACATTTAAAGATAGATGCAAGGCAGATTTTCAGTCTGTAACTGATCTTATTAAAAATCATGCAGAGTTAAAATCTAAAATTGTATTATCCAACGCTATTACAAAGATTACTGTAAATGGTGTTGAGATGACTCGTGCAGAAGGCATTGAGCGTAAAAATTCCATTGAGTACGAACAGAACCTTTTACGCAAGATGAAGCTGGATTACAGTGCTGCCACTACTTTAGTTGATAAAGAGAACAAAAAGGTAGACGAAAAAGTGGATAGTCTGCTTACTACCTTAGTTGGCAAAGATAGTGCAAAGAAACTCACTGCTGAAGAACAGGATGCAGTAGTAAAACCATATCGTTTACAGAACGAATATGAGTTTGTAGACCCGATTGATCTTTATGATAAGATCTAGAAACTTGAAGCAGACATTGATGGTTTCTTAAGTAACATTGACTCTCAGCTTACTCTGAGTAACGCTACTTCTTTTATCGAAGTAAGTTTTTAAAATGTGATATTTTTGTAGTTATAGCGAAAATCTTGAACTTACATCCCGTTTCTCCGTGCGGGTTATCACGGAGAGAAGAACATAATTCAAGGGTGAATTTGATATTCGGATAGTTGCGAATGCAATAAAGCTATCTTATTACAAGATGATAAAAGTTCAAAGCTCAGAATTCAATGTTTAAATCTCATTTTTCAAACCTCTTATTTTTTAAAGTTCAATGTATAAATACCAAAATTCTTTCAAATCCAGGATAAAAGTTTATATGCGGGCTATGTAATTGCCGCCTAGATTTGTACCTGGCTGCTATGGCTACTAAAAATTTCGAAAGTATATGTATTCATATGTTTTACCCTTTCTTCTATATTTTTCTTTTTTGCTGATAGGTGTACTGCGTCCTGTAGTATGCCTGTTGGTGTCTGGCGAGATTAGCTTAATAGGTAGAGCGCCGTACTTTTAATACGGAGGTATATTGGTTCGATTCCTTTATCTCGCCATCATAATTCTCAAAAAAATTCCTATGTGAAAAGAGAATATATTAATAGGTCAGTCAGTTAGATTAATAAAGAGAATTATAAGCAATTAGCTTATCTCTACCTCTAATTATAAAAAAATGGAGGATCTAAAATGAATGAAATTATTTTAAAAAATGAAAATGGTGTACCTGTTGTTAGTAGTAGAGATGTTGCTGAAAAATTTAAAAAGCAGCATAGTTCTGTTCTAAAAACAATTCAAGGTGAAAACAGGACAGGCAAACATATTGATGGTATAATTGATGAAATTTTGGCAAGTGGAAATCCACTCACCAAATATTTTATTGAATCTGAGTATGAAAATCGTGGAAAAATGTATAAGGAATTTCTTATGACAAGAGATGGTTTTTCTCTAGTTGTAATGGGATTTACTGGTAAAGAGGCTTTAGAGTGGAAACTTAAATATATTGATGCTTTTAATGCAATGGAAGAAGAATTAAGAAAACAATCTTCAAAAGCATTGCCAACTACATACAAAGAAGCTTTATTACAGTTGCTTGAAGAAGTTGAAAAGAATGAAAAACTTGAAGAAGAACGAAAAGTGCTACTTCCTAAAGCAGATTATCATGATGAAGTCTTAAACAAAGAAGGTCTTATTACTACTACTGTTGTTGCTAAAGACTTGGGATTCAAGAGTGCTGCAAAGTTAAATCAGATTATGTTTCTAAATAATATCATCTTCAAAAATAAATCTGGTACATGGTGTCCTTATGCAGATTATGAATGGTTAATCACTGAAGGATATGCCGATTACAAGAGCTACGAGAATGAACATTCTAAGCCTTGTCTAAAATGGACTGAAAAAGGCAGAAAATGGATTGTGGAAAATTATAACAAATGGGTCACTAAATTAGTAGCCTAATCATACATGGTCAGCCTGTTAGCTGTTAAATGGAATTATATATGTAAATATATCCAGCCATATTCAATATTGTTGCGGGATGGACAAGAGGATAAGTCACTAGGCTCATAACCTAGAGAACGCTGGTTCAAATCCAGCTCCCGCTATTCTTACGGGTAAAACACCCGTTGCGTGGATCTGTAGCTCAGTTGGTAGAGTAAGGGACTGAAAATCCCTATGTCGTAGGTTCGAATCCTACTAGATCAGCTACTTATCTCCCACCATGGGAGAAATATATAAAGAAAGAAGTGTTTATTATAATTAAGATTACTCAGAGTGAAGCCCAGATGTTAAGAGATGCTGGATATGGAGATTGTGTGAAGATTTCTTCTGTTACACATAAGTCCAGAGCAAAGAGATATTGGGCAGTCGAGGAAAGAGAAGTTCTGTGGCTGCTAAAGCAGAATGCTAAAAATTCTATCGTTCGTTGATTGAATGATCAACAATGTAACGAAATATACAGGAAAGGTGGTTGGAAACCATCGCTATTTTTTATGATACTAATGCTCTTCTGCTGTTGCAGAATAAGCTATTAGAAAATACCGAAAAATTTTATATTAGTTCCACATCTCTGCATGAAATGGAACACATTAAAGTATCTAAAAATAAAGACGAAGAAGTAAAGTTTGCTGCAAGGAAAACCCTTCATATTCTTGATGAAAATCCAGAAAAGTTTAATGTTGTGGTTGTGACAAATGATATTTTAAATATTATTGAAGAAAAAGGTCTTGAAAACACACCAGATAATCAAATTTGTGCATGTGCTACAACTATTCCAGATGTATTATTCGTCACAAATGATATTGCATGTAAAACAATTGCTAAATGGGTATTTGGTCTTAATGTTGATAGTGTAAAAAACAATATTGATGACGAATATAAAGGATTTATCGAGAAAACATTGTCAGAGCCAGATATGGCATATTTCTACGAACATCTTACAGAAAATATCTATGATTTGCTTCCAAATCAATATCTCATTATAAAAGATGAAAACAATGAAGTTGTTGACAAAATGAAATGGGATGGAGAAATGTATCAGAATGTAAAGTTCACTAACATTAAAACTGATTTCTTCGGAACAATTAAACCCTATCAAGGAGACGTTTATCAGCAGCTTGTTTTAAATAGTTTACAGACCAATCAGGTAACAATGATTAAAGGACCTGCAGGTACAGGTAAAAGTTATCTTGGATTAGGTTTCTTATTCTATCAATTAGAAAAACATAAAATTGACAAAATTATTGTATTTTGTAATACCGTTGCTACAGCAAACAGCGCAAAGCTGGGTTATTACCCTGGTTCAAAAGACGAGAAGTTATGCGATTCTCAGATTGGAAATATGTTAAGCAGTAAACTAGGTGGAATGATTGAAGTTCAGCGGTTAATTTTTGATGGGAAGCTTTCTCTTCTACCTATGTCAGATATTCGTGGCTTTGACACTAGCGGTATGAATGCAGGTGTTTATATCACAGAAGCTCAGAATATGGATATCTCTTTAATGAAACTTGCTCTTCAAAGAATCGGTGAAGACTCTATCTGTATTATTGATGGTGATTACACTGCACAGGTTGATCTTGCTCAATATGCCGGTGGTAATAACGGTATGCGTAGAATGTCAGAAGTATTTAGAGGTCAGAACTTTTACGGAGAAGTTGAACTTCAAAATATTTACAGAAGTAAAATTGCTGCTATTGCAGATGAGATGTAAGGAGAAATCTTTGAATGTTTGTATGCAAAAGTAAACGACTTGCAAATTTTCTAATTGAAAATGGTTGCCCAGTAATCAGAATTGATACAGATCAAAAGTCGAAAGGATTTTTGGTCTTTTTATTTAAAAAAGATAATTTACTTTATAAAAATTTAGAGAAATGGGATATCGAAAAGAATACATATCTTATTTCCTAATCTTTGTTACGAAAGGAACGTTGCGAAATGGTTATTACAGAAAAATTATTAGTAGAATGGAATGGTTCACAAAAATCTTATTATGAAGAAAAAGGATATCGGTTTACAAAGTTTGGAGATAAATTTGAAGTAAGGTTCGAAGATATTCCCCATTCAAGTGATAAATTTATTGATGTACAATGTGACTATTGTGGAAAAATATTTTCTATGCAAGTAAAAAAATATTATAGAGGTACGACAATTGTTTCCAAGGTGGCATGTCGTGATTGTGCGCCTATAAAAGGTGTTGAAGTTAAAAAGATTAGATATGGTACTGCGTCTCCAAACATCCATGGTAAAGTAAAAGAAAAATGGGAAGCTAGAAATATCCCGAAAAAAGTTAAAACATTAAATAAAATGATTTCAACTTTTAAAGATAATGATTGTATTATGATGCCATCAATTTATGTAAACAATGAAACAAAAATGCCTTATATTTGTAATAAACATATAGATAAAGGTATTCAATGGAATAATTGGATACATCTTAAATCTGGACGAGGATGTTATTATTGTGGCAGAGAATCTATGGTTGAAAAACAAAAATATTCAATAGAAGAAGTACGTGCAACCATAGAAGCAAATGGGAAAAATAAATTATTATCGAATTATACATCTTATAATGATTATAACCTTTTAATTTCTTGTGAGGTATGTGGTCAGCCCTATACTACAAGTTATGGATTATTTTTAAAAGGTAAAACGAAATGCAATGAATGTACTTGTTCCATTGGAGAAAAAACAATCTTAGCTTATTTAAAAGAGCATAATTATGTTTATGAACATGACACTCATGAAATTTATACTGCCTATTGGGATAACCCATTGAGATTTGATTTTTACTTACCAGAACTAAATATGGCGATTGAATTTGATGGAGAACAACATTACATGCCTATCGATTTTAATGGAGATGGCATCGAAATTGCAAGCATTAATTTTACGGAAAATAAAGAACGTGATCAGGCAAAGAATCTTCATTGTATAGACTATAATATTCCATTAATGCGTATTCCATATTGGGAGCGAGACAATATAAATTCTATTTTAGATAATTATTTTTTTAATAACGATAAAACTTATATAATAAATCCAGAGAGTCTAAATAAAGACTCTCTTTTATTATGTTCTTAGTTATATAGGAAAACTGGTCGTGTCACCAGTAGCCATGCATTTGGCAAAGAGGACGTTCAAAAGCGCCCTCTTTTTATGCTCATTAAGAGTAAATATTACGAAAGTACGAGGTTAATATCTATGGCTATGGAATTAACTTTAGATGATATTTTGGCTGCAGTTACGCCAAAAGGATTACCGGATGTTATTTTATATCAGTATTACAAAAATTTAGCAAATAGAAAGATTGTTATCAATGAACAAATTGGTGACGGTTTAATTGAATCTGCTGTTCTTCCTTTTATGGAAATGGATAATGACGGATCAGGCAAACCAATTGAAATTATTTTATCAACATTAGGCGGCGAAATTTATAATGGTTTCAGTCTTGTTGATCAGATTGAGAAAGCAAAATCACCAGTTATTATTCATGTTATGGCAATTGCTGCATCTATGGGATTGCTTATTGCTATGGCAGGTAAGAATAACCCCAATGTAAAAACAGTATGTCATCCATTTAGTGTCGGATTATTACATTCAGGTTCCCAGTATATGGAAGGATCTGCACATGCTGTAAAAGATACATTTGATTTTTCTCAGCATTACGAAGAGAAAATTAAAGAATACATCTTGTCTCATACAGCTATTACGGAAGATCTCTATGATAAGATTGAGCGTAAGGAATATTGGATGGATGCAACAGAAATGAAGCGTCTTAATATTGTAGACGAAATCATCTAATGAAGAGTACACTACTCTTCTATTTTTTTTGAGTTAAAGGAGAAACAGGATATGAATTTTGTATTTAAAGAAGTAAAAACAACCTCTATGAAAGCTGCCGGTATTTTAGATGCAGATAATATGATCATTGAAGTAGATGGAGAGCCAAAGGACATCAAGACACTTTTATCTGTATTCAACGGCGCTCCAATTGAACTGAATGTGAAGGTCAAGGAAGAAAGTGAACTGGATGAACCAACTACTTCTGATGAAGAAGATGTATAAGAGAGTTGGTGAATGATTGTTTAATACAGATTTAAGCAGACATGAAGATGAAGATTTAATGGCATGGCAGATTCGTTGCTGTCTTGCCAAAAGAAGAAAAGAAACCGACATGGATTGGATTGAAATCCGAGATATGTTGGGCCTTGATATTACTCCTGATCAGCTACGAAAACAAGCC